GACCTACATGCCAGAGCAGTCGAAGCAGGCATAGATGTAGAAGCAATACTTAACAAACGTAAATAACCCGAAAAGGAAAATCAAATATGACAACAAGCACACCCGAAAACTTCTCAGTATTAACAGGACAGGCATACTTCTGTGCATTCATCACACCCGATAGCTACAAGGGTGGACCCAAGACCTACAAAGGCAGACTACTGATTGAAGAGAGTAGTGCAACAGACCTAATCAAGTATCTCGATGACCTGACGGACTCTCATGTAGATGAACTTAAGAAAGAGAACCCTAAGAAACGTATCAACATCAACCCCATGTACACCTACATGGACCAGTTCCCCGGTATGATTGCGGTTTCATTCAAGCAGTTAGCGGAAGTACCCACTAAGGATGGTGGTATATGGGAACCAAAAATTGCTATCTACGATGCTAAGGCAAAGAAGGATAACAACATTAAATCAATCCCTAATGGGTCAACCATCAAAGTGTCATGGCAACCAAGACCTTGGTATGTACCGGGCAATAGCATGTGTGGAATCAAGATGCAACCCATTGGTGTACAGATTATTAACTTAGAAACGGAACTAGAGGGTGGGGATGCAAACCCATTCACCGAAGTATCAGGACAGGGAGTCTATGAGGCGCAAACACATAAAGAAGATGAAAAGGGGGAGGACTTATTCTCCGATACAACCGAAGAAGAACCAACTGGGTCAGACTTTTAGGTCTAACTTTGAGTATGAGTTCGCAGAGGATTTAATACTAAGGGGAGTCCACTACGAGTACGAAACTACTAGAGTTGACTACCACCAGAAGAGATTCTACAAGCCAGACTTTGTTCTGGACAACGGCATCATCATTGAAACCAAGGGGTATTTCTATAGTGAAGACCGTACCAAGCACAAGTTAATTAAGAAACAGCATCCTGACCTAGACATTAGATTTATCTTCATGAATCCTGATGCCAAAGGTCAGGCAAGCAAGGTAACTAATGCTCAATGGTGTAAGAAGAATGGATTCAAGTACGCAAGGATGCGACTACCAAGGGAATGGGCGGATGAGAAGAACAACTGATTTTGTTGTTGTCAAGGAAGTAAATGATATATGCCCTTGCACCAGACAGGAGATAGACAGGGTACACAGAAGGAGAGGGTGGCTAAGGATTGGCTACCACTTTGTTATAACAGCAGAGGGAGAGATACAGAAGGGTAGAGATATAGAGGACGCAGGGGCGCACTCTAGGGGGTTTAATGACTGCGCTATTGGCATAGGGATTTGTGGTCCTGGGGTCACCGAGTTGCAGTCATCCTCTCTACTGTCATTGGTTACGGTGTTGACCATGAAGTACCCCGGCATAGAAGTAATAAACCATCCCTTATATAGGGATACCGAAGAGGAGTTTGATGCAGAATTATGGTGGAAGAATACCCTGAGTCGAATCTCATAATGAAGACATCATGTCCTAGCTGTTCATCGTCAGATGCTAATTGTATCTACGATGATGGACATGAGTATTGCTTCAGTTGCGGTCATCGTTCCGCTAAAAATAAAAACTACGAACACAAACCTAAGAGGAAACAAATGTCAATAGATTTAATAGAGGGTGGGGTGACTCAAGCACTCCCAACAAGAGGGATACACGGTGATACAACCAAGAAGTACCAGTATGAACGAGGTACTTTCAAGGGCAAGCCTTGCCAGATTGCCAACTACTATAAGGACGGCAGTAGGGTTGCCCAGAAACTTAGATTTCAGAACAAGGACTTCTTGTTTATAGGGGATACCGCAGAGGCAGGGCTATACGGTCAATGGTTGTTCAATGGAAATAACAAAATGGTTGTGGTGTGCGAGGGTGAAATAGACACGCTGACTTGTAGTCAGATTTTCGGCAACAAATATCCTGTGGTTGGAGTACCAACAGGGGCTAGTGGTGCTAAGAAAGCAATCAAGAAGTCACTTGAATGGCTATGCCAATTTGAGAAGGTGGTGTTGGCATTTGATATGGATGAGCCGGGGCAACTGGCAGCCCAAGAGTGTGCATCTTTGTTGCCACCTAACAAGGCACGGATAGCCCACCTAGAACTTAAAGACCCTAATGAAATGCTCAAGGCAGACAAGGTAAAGGAACTAACCTCTGCTATCTGGGAAGCTAAGGCGTATCAACCTGACGGCATTCTAAATGGTCAGGACTTATGGAATCTAGTAAGCACGGAAGATAAAACTGAATCAAGGATGTACCCCTACGATGGTTTAAATAAGATGACCAAGGGTATCAGGCGAGGAGAGATTGTTACCATCACCGCAGGGAGTGGTATTGGTAAGAGTCAGGTAGTACGAGAGTTCTCCCATCACCTTTTAAATCAAGGGGAGAGCATAGGCTACATTGCCTTAGAAGAGAACGTCAAGAGGACTGCTTTAGGGTTGATGTCGTTGGCTATCAACAAGCCATTACACTTGGGTACTGAGCATGTCACGGATGAGGAGTTGAAGTTAGCCTTTGATAATACCTTGGGAACAGGGAGGGTGTACCTCTATGACCATTGGGGGTCAACGGAAACGGATAACCTACTAACAAAGATTAGATATTTAGCTACCACAGGGGGGTGTAGTTATATAGCCTTAGACCACATCTCAATATGTGTAAGTGGTATGGAAGGGGGTGACGAGCGCAGAATCATTGATAACTTAATGACTAACCTCAGGTCACTCGCTGAAGAACTTAATATTGGATTGATGTTGGTCAGTCATCTGAAAAGACCTAGTGGGGATAAGGGTCATGAGGATGGCGCACAGACTAGCCTAGCGCAACTAAGAGGTTCAGGTGCTATCGGTCAGTTGTCTGACATGGTAATCGGGTGTGAGCGTGACCAACAGTCAGCAGACTCAGCCAACGTGACTACCTTGAGGATACTTAAGAACAGATGGACAGGTCAGACAGGTATCTGCTCAACACTTTTCTATGACCTCAACACAGGTAGGATGACTGAGATAGCCACCACAGAAGAAGGCGTAGAGGTTGGGGAAGACAACCCTTTTAGTAATGTAGACATGGAGGAAGGCGCATGGGTTTAGAGATTAATGAAGGTGGACTGTGGGTTGGAGATACGTTTATCTCTTGGGATGACATTCGTAACAAGGTAGTAGAGACATACCCTAAAGATAACATGGTGGATGTAAAAGCAGTAAGGGCAATCGTTGATGAGTTGAGATACCTAGCTGACGATATTGAAGCGGAATACTGATGCGGTTGGTATTCGATATTGAGACTAATGGGTTGTTGGATAAGGAAGACCTAAAGATTCATTGTATCGGCATACATGACTTAGACAACGGATGGACTAAAGTCTATGACAACAGGACTAACCTAATAGACACAGCACTTAAGATGCTGAACAGAGCAGACCTAATTGTGGGTCATAACATAGTAGGCTTTGACATACCCGTCTTACAAAAAGTAGATTCAGGGTTGTTTGAAGTATTTAAGCTAACAAATCAGAAGGTTATAGATACGCTAGTAATGAGCAGGCTAATGCACCCTGACATAAGGGAGAAAGACTTCAATGCCCTTAAGAAAAGAGTACCTTGGGTCAGCAACAATATGAACCTAATAGGTAGCCACAGCTTGAAGGCGTGGGGGTTGAGGTTGAATGTGTTGAAGGGTGACTATGGAGACACAACGGATTGGTCTGAATGGTCACAGGAAATGAGCGACTACTGTCTACAGGATGTAGAGGTTACTGCCCACTTATTTAAACAGATGGCAAGAGTTAGGTACTCAAAGGATGCCATCGACTTAGAGCATGACATAGCGCAGATATGCACACAGCAGACTACGGATGGTTTCCCGTTTGATGTGCCTAAAGCCTTGGAGTTGTATGGGGAGTTATGTGCTAAGAGGGCAGGATTGGAGAAGAACCTCAAGGAAGAGTTCGGTAACTGGTGGATTAATAAAGGTGAGGTAGTACCCAAGAGGACACTTAGGTTCAAGGATAAGACCAGAGGTGATTTTACTGAAGGTCAGTCGTACACTAGAGTAATACATACTGAGTTCAATGCTAACTCTAGGGAGCATATAGCAAAGCGATTGATTGATTTGTATGGGTGGCAACCAGAACTATACACCGACAATGGACAACCTAAGGTTGACGAGACTGTGTTGAGCGGCTTGGACTACCCACATGCCAAGTTGCTATCTGAGTATTTAATGATACAGAAACGCATAGGTCAGTTAGCAGAGGGGAATCAAGCGTGGCTAAAATTAGAGAAGGAAGGAAAGATACATGGAAGGGTTAACACTATGGGGGCAGTTACTAGCAGATGCACCCACTCTAATCCCAATGTGGCACAGGTGCCAAGCGTATCTGCTCCCTATGGTAAGGAGTGCCGGGCTTTATTTCATGCTCCCGATAATTCTTTTCTTGTCGGTGTTGATGTTAGTGGGCTTGAGTTACGTTGTTTGGCACATTATATGTTTCCTTTTGACCAAGGTAAGTATGCACATGAACTACTGGAAGGGGATATACACACGGTCAATCAACTGGCAGCAGGACTAGAGTCTAGGTCACAAGCCAAGACATTCATTTACGGATTTCTTTATGGGGCAGGCCCAGAGAAGTTAGGTGAGATTGTAGGTGGGGGTAAGAAGGAAGGAACTAAGTTACGGAACTCATTCCTTAAGAAGACCCCTGCTATTAAGAGACTAAGGGAAGAGGTAAGTAAGAAGGTTAAAGCGGAAGGGTGGCTCAAAGGTTTAGACGGTAGACGTATACCCATACGGTCTGAGCATGCTGCACTAAATTCATTACTCCAATCAGCAGGGGCAATCATCTGCAAGAAGTGGTTGGTGATATTTCATGAACAATTAAGGAAGAATAATTATGAAGGAATTACTCAGGTTGCATTTGTCCATGATGAAGTACAGTTGGTTGTATCGGGTGATGAGACTAAAGCTAAAGCTATCGGGGAGGTTGCGATAGATGCAATTAGACTTACTGGAGAATACTACAACTTCAAGCTACCCCTTACAGGGGAGTTTAACATCGGTAGAAACTGGGCAGACACCCACTAACAGGAAGTGCAGAACATGTGGCGAAGTTAAAGAGTTACATGAGTTTTCCAAAGATTCGACTCTTAAATACGGTAGAAGAAATGGATGTAAATCGTGTCTTGCTACTACACGTAGACTAAGGATGAAGACCAATAAGAAAAGTTATCTGGGCAAGTACATACACCTAATGACGGCTAGGTATGGGCTTACTTGGGAAACACATACAGCGTTGATGCTTAGGGCAGAGGGGCGTTGTGACTCCTGTAATGCTTATTTCACCTCAGAAACTAAACACATACATGTCGACCATTGCCACACCTCCAAGGATGTAAGGGGTCTACTGTGTTCGGGATGTAACACATCGGCAGGTCGTTTGGATGAATGCCCTGACAAAATATTCAGCTTAATTAAATACATAATGGAAACACGCTACAACCCTTTTTTAAAAGCAGAAGACTTACACTTAAGTAAGACACAACAATAAGGATAACTACACCTATGAAAGTAGAACTATTAAATACGATGGGGAACGATGACACTATAGCTAACGCAGCAAGAGTGTCGTATGCAGAGACATCATCAGGTTACTCTCTAGACCAGAACAACCGTCTAATAAGATACCTTGCCAAGCATGGGCATTGGAGTCCATTCGGGCATGTACAGGCACAGTTTAGAATTACCGCGCCAATCTTTGTGGCACGACAGTTAGCCAAGCATCAGGTAGGTCTGGTGTGGAATGAAATCTCGTACCGATATGTTAAGGCTGAACAATCTTACTGGGAACCAAAGGAGTTACGGTCAGACGATAAGAGCATTAAGCAAGGCTCAGGCAAAGGAGTTATTTTGGGGATGAAGGCATTGATGGCAAGGTCAGTATATGACTCTGCGGTATTAGCATCATCCACCGCATACAAGACCCTATTGGGTTTAGGCGTGAGCAAGGAGCAGGCACGTTCTGTGTTGCCTACAGCAGTTAACACCGAATGGTACTGGACAGGTTCAGTATTGGCATTCTCTAGGATTTGTAACCTAAGACTAGACAAGCATGCACAGGCTGAAACAGGAGAGATTGCCCAACAAATATCAGACCAGATAAAGGTCTACTTTCCCGAAGCGTGGGAAGCACTAACAGGAGTAAACGATGAAAGCTGATTTAATAATTGATGGTGACATCGTGGTCTTCCAAGCGTGTGCTGCTAGTGAAAGAGCAATCAAGTGGGATGATGACCTATGGACTCTCCAGACAGACGAGTGGGAAGCCAAGCATAAAGCACACACTTCAATCGAAAGAATCATAGCGAAGGCTAAGGACTACTTTGATATTGGCTATGTGCATGTAGCTATCTCATCTACCACTAATTTCCGTAAGGAAGTATACCCTGACTATAAAGCTAACCGAATCAACAAACGGAAACCTCTGTGTATCCGTGAAGTGGTTGCGTACCTAGCTACTAAGTATCCAGTAAAAGTATGGACAGGTATTGAAGCCGATGACGTTATGGGTATCTGGGCAACCATGAACCCAGACCAAGAGGTTTTAATCTACTCAGCCGATAAGGATATGGCAACCATACCGGGCGCATGGCACATGAAGAATCTGGATGATGAGCCAGTTAAGATTACCCCTCTTGAAGCAGACCGTAATTGGTTCACTCAGGCACTCACAGGTGACAGCGTGGATAACTATGCAGGCATCAAAGGTGTAGGACCAGTTAAGGCTAAGAAGATATTGGATGGAGCAGCCACAGCATTAGAAATGTGGGAGCGAACCCTCAAGGCATTTGTGGGTGCAGGCTACACCCAAGGGGAATGCCTAACACAAGTAAGGTTAGCAAGAATCCTGAGACATGGGGACTACACAGAACTAACAGGAGAAGTGAAACTATGGAGTCCAGAATGGTCAAGAAAGTAGGCTTATCAGATGTAACCCCCGAAGAGTGGGATTCCATTCAGAAGACTCACGAAACAACAAGGGGTATGAAAATGTACCACCACAACTCCCCTAAATATAAACAGGTGGGAGGTGACCACTACAAGAAGATGGCAATCCAACCCATCGACTACTGTGTGGCTAACAAGCTAGACCCATACCAAACGAACATCATTAAGTACGCATCACGCATGTACAACAAGAACCAATGTCTGTCGGATTTAGACAAAATAATCCACTACGCAGAACTCGCTAAAGAGAATGCAATTAAACAAGGAATCAAATGAACGACCATCCAATGAAGTGCCACCCAACATATCCAACTACGCACATCTCAGAAACATTTAAGAACTACCAAGAACAAGCACAGACCACCGCTATCTACGATAAAGAAGTAGCGTTGGAATACCTAGCCTCAGGGATTGCAGGCGAAGTAGGTGAACTAACCAGTATCATCGCTAAACAACTACGGAAGGGTAACTACTCAAGAGGTCCAGGGGGAACACAGAATTACTACCGCTATCCAATCAATGATATTAAGCACGAACTGGGGGATGTACTCTGGTTTGTTTCAC